TTGTTGTAAATTGTAAAAAGTCTTTTAAATCTAATTGATATGCTTCTATAATATCTGCATCTAAAGTTTTAAACGCTGCCTCAAATGGTTTAGTAAAAAACATGCTAGGCTTAATACCTTTCTTTTTAATTGATTGAGCTAATATAAATCCCATTGTCTTATAACTACCAAATCTACCTTTAGCAGATCTAGGTTGCATACCTTTTCTTTTAGCAAATGCAGCAAATGTCCCTGTGTGATATTCAACACCTATCAAATTACTACTCTCTCTGTATCTAAATGGTGATCCCTTAGCTGATAAATAACTGCTCTCTGTTCCATGTACACCTTTATCTTGAAACATTCCATACTTTTCCATTACAAAAGACAAAGAGAAACCGTTAGGAGTCTCGTTAAATTTGTATCCTAATGAATCGTACAGTTTCTTAGAACCATTCTTTTTGTTCTTAGTTAAATTAGTTCTAGCTCTAGATATAACTTGAGTAGCAAATTTCCTTAAAGAAGTTTCTAAATTACTTAACATATAGTCATGTCGTTTGGAACCAATACATTAAAAGTTACAGCCCATCCAGCTACCTTATTATCAAACCTATCTACGAACGCTTCTAAAGAAGGCTGGCCATCTAACTGATATAACTCAGTGAATAAATCACCTCTTCTTAATAGCTCCATTAACCTTCCTATAACGGCCATCTGAGTGTTCAATACATCCTGCTCATTATTATTACCTAAGAATTTATCAGTCACATCAGCCTTACTTTCATCAACAAGATCCATACATAATAAAGACAAACTAAAATTCCATGTACTGCCATTTAACGTAGCAGTGTTTACTATAAAGTGAGACAAAGGAAAGATGTCTTGCTTGTTGAGGTCTATCTCAAATATATCCCCATAAGTAACTGTGTTCACAAAAGCATCTAATGCCAATGTGTCTTTTATCTTTGTTGTTAGATTATAAAATCCTTGCATTACTTAAATTTTTGTTTTATCATTCTGTTCTCAAATTCAATCTTCTCTTTCTCAAATGCCAAATACATCAAGCAACTATGTAACGAAAGTTTTGTAACCTCGTTAAATCGTCTGACGTCTCCTTGAGCAAGTGTATATATTTCTTGATAGCTTCCCCATTTCCTACCGAAATTTGACCTGTCATCTGTTCCTTCGCCACCTCCTTCTCCAAATAACTCGGGATAACTTTCAGCAATGCGTTGGTTAAATTGTAAAAAAAAACCATTGAACCCATTACAATCCCTAATGGCATTTCTCTCATTGCCTCACTATACTTATGACTTCCTTCATACTCTTCTATAAGATACTTGTGTCCCATTTTCTGAGTAATAGGTCTATATAAAACCGCCATTGCTTTGTGCATTGTTTGCCAGTCGTTTAAATAGGCTGTAAGGTCTTTGTTTTCACCGTATGTAATCTCATCAATGTTTGGTATAAAGCCAAACTGGACACCTCTTAAATCAAACCTAAGTGTATGCTTTTGCTCTTGATCAAACAAAGCAGTTATTCTTGTAGCATACTTATCAACATCAGATGATCTAATTGTACCTAGACCTTTAAGATCTAAGCCTAAAAATATAGTTAGTATGTCCTCTTCAGTAGGTTCCTCTATCCTAAGAAATTCTTGGTATTGTCCAAGAGTAATCTCATTTAGATTTTCAGGAATTTTAACTTGTAGCTTCATACTATAAAAACAAAAAAAAGGGACACTTGTATAAAGCACCCCTTTTCTTTGATCAAACATAACAAACTAACTAATCAATTTCTTGTAATAAGCCTCATAGATCTCATCTATTTTATCATACATTTTTAACTCTTGCTTGTACACCTCTGTACCTTGTCTCTTTGTTCCTTGATAATCTATCTCTATCTTACATCTAGGTAACCTATTACCTTCACTCTTATTAACTGGCACAGGATAAACCTTGATCTGCATTTCCCAACAGTACTTTATCTTCTTATATAACTCCATTATTCATCTTCTAGTATTTGTTTAACATATCCGTACAATACAGAGAAGCTAGTTGGTACTAACATAAACATCGCAGTGCCTTCATATCCATCTTCAAAAAAATTGTAGGCTATAAATAATAACAAAAATGTTATAATCAAATTGTAATTAAAATCTTTCATAATGTATATTTTAAAAGGGGGCGGTTAAACCCCCGTTTGGTTTATATTAAATGAATTCGCTCATTATTTCGTTAAAGGTGTCTTCCATAGAAGGTCTGCCAAAAGACCCGTATAAACAAGAGTATAATTTTGTAGACGTTGGAGTTAACTGATTTTTAAATCTGTATCTCTTAATTCTTATTTCGCATCTAGTATAGCAAACATCTATCTCAGTTATTTCGTTAGCCTCTACTGTAAAGTTTCCGTTGTTTTCTGTTGCTTCGATTAAGTGTTCTTGATAAGTCATAACTGTTTGTTTTTGTTTGTTTGATGGTGTAAACATACGAAACATTTTTAGATTATGAACAGCTTACTCACAATTTTAACAAAACTTTAACAGTTTACCAAATATGGTATTCTCCTTTATGAGGATCTGCTAACTGAGAAGTCAATGCATATCTCATTGCATCTATAGCATGATTGTATGCATCAATAGGTTTATTAAGTTTATTACCTTCCTTGTCTGTAAGCCATATATAGTTCCTAAGCTCATTGATCAGATTCTTGCTTCTACTAGTTACATAGACCTTATTCTGATTGATCAAGTTTATACCATATACTATAGAGTCTCTACCTTTAGCTACAGGTAATACTTGATGACCATAGCTATTTAATTCAGCAATTGATTTTGGTTCTGCACTATCCGCATATATAAGATCGTTTATCTCTTCGGATTTCAGTATGTTACTTATCTCACTATTAAGTAATCCTTTCTTATATAGAACCTCATCAAATACGTATGCATCATTCCATTTATAAAGACCTACTAGAGATGTTGGATCATTACTGTAACCCCAGTCCATTCCATAGCACAATAATCTTGCTTCACTTGGTAGATCTCTTTCCATCCAATCTGTAATACATACACCTTCTAAAGATCCTACTTGTCCTAGTCCATATACTTTCCACCAGTTATCCCAGTATGTTGAGGTCTTAGCTTTATCTTTAGCCTTCTCTATTTCATCTACGATTGTTTGTGGTAAAGCTTCATTGTCCTTATATGTTAGTACCTCAAGCTCAGAGTCTTCGTCTATTAGAACCTGTTTGTGAGCCCAGAATTCACTAGTAGGATTGTAGTCAATCCATATATCTCCTGATGTTCTTATTGCTAATTGATTATAAGCATCAAATGGAATATTGTTTGCCTCGTTCACATATAGAACATTCCTTCTTGCTCCTCTAAGTTTATCTGGTTGATCAACACTAAAGAACTCAATATAACTACCATTTGAGAATGTGTACTTTAAAGTAGACTTGTTAAATTGATTATCTCTATATCTATTCAACATGATCATTATCTTCAAGAAGTCTTTCAATGCTCCTCTCCTTAAATGAGGTATCGATTCAGATACTACACTTATCTCTAAACCAGATTCAGTAATAGCTTTGTCAATAAGCAAAGGCAGAATACCGAAAGTCTTACCTGCCGATGTTCCACCTTGTACAACTCTTTTACGAGCCTTTAAACGACTCATTTTTTTTATTGCAGTAGTTACTATGAATTCATCCATAAAGTGTCTTAGAAGTCGCCTAACGAGAATATAGGCTGCTCATTGTTTAATGTAATGTCTTTAGTTTCTTTTGGCTTACCAGCATAATAGTTAAAGTACAATTGAACAAATTTAAAATCACCTGCCTCTACTCCTTCTTCTAAAGCTTTATATGCCTTATCTTCCATTGGTGATAACCTTTCAATCATTGCTATCTCTTCAGCTTTACCAGGTCTTCCTCCTTTGTTTCCTATTGTCCCTTTATTGTTTGATCTCTTATCCATAATCAGTTTAAATTAGTTTACTAATTATTCTAAAAACAATTAAAAGTCTTTACTGTTAACCCTTTTGATAAATCTACCTTGATTATCATGTA